TTTATAGATCTCTGCTTTAATTTGGGGATCCACACATTATTATCATTTAGAAAAACTCTGGCCTTATGCCAGTTGGGTGAATGGGAAAAGGCCGCAGCTGAATTGTTACGATCCAGGTATGCCAGGCAAGTAGGGAGAAGGGCAATCTTTAATTCTGAGGAGTTAGCTAAATGTCAAAAACAAATCAAGAAAACCACAACGCCAAAAGATTAGGATCCCTGGGGGAAGCATTAGTTAAATCCTGCCTTTTGGAATACTCAGACTTTTGCTATGAAACTTGCGAATCACATCCAGCAGATCTTATCGTTGAATTTGGTAATGCCTTATATAAGGTGCAAGTTAAATCCAGGAACAGATCCAAAGAAGGCAAGTACACATTTCCCATTGAAAGCCACAGGGCAAAATCTGTTACGCACCAGCATTATCATTGCGACATTTATGCTTTTGTATTTTTCCCAGATAAAAGAATCTTATTTATACCAAACTCAAGTGGCCAGAAGTATTTTGTATACCAAAAAGCAGCCATTGTTGACAACATGGAATTTGATTCACTCCAGGAAACTCTGGGATCTTTGAACCAAATGCCAGTAATAGATAATCTCCTAAATTTATAAATAACAAACTATCTTTGCATATCTATATATTTATATATAAGATAGGGGGTATGTTATTTATAAATTGAGGTAAAACATGAATGTATTAAGTTTGTTTGATGGAATGAGTTGCGGAATGATTGCTTTAGATCGTTTAGGTATCAAAGTAGATAATTATTACGCCAGTGAGATTGATAAGTATGCGATGCAAGTGAGTGCGGCCAACTACCCAGAGATTATTCAAGTGGGTGATATTACCAAGTTAGATTTATCAACTTTGCCAAAAATTGATTTGGTTATGGGTGGCAGTCCATGTCAAGGATTTAGCTTTGCAGGTAAGCAGTTAGCGTTTGATGATCCAAGGTCTATGTTGTTTTTTGAGTTTGTTAAATGCGTTAAAGAACTCAACCCTAAATATTTTTTATTAGAAAATGTAAATATGAAAAAAGAATGGTTGCAAGTTATTAACGAATACATGGGAGTTGAGGGTATTAAAATAAATTCAGCTTTAGTATCGGCTCAAAATAGACAAAGATGGTATTGGACTAATATACCTACAATAAAACAACCAGAACAAAGAGGTATAGTTTTAAGCGATATATTGGAAAATGATGCAGAAGAGCCAATGTACTCAAATATCTATGGTGGTTTTGGTGAAAAGAAACCAAGAGAACATTATGAAAAATCTGTAACCATAAGAGCAAATTCTAGGGGTGGTTCAATTCCAAATGTAAAAATAAAAGACTTTGATAAAAACTTAGACAAGATGACTACTAAGGAAGGTAAAGCATATGCACTTACAGCTTCTTATAATGGTGCTGTAGCCTGGAACTCAATAGAAAAAAAGCAAAGAAGCATGGTGCCAGTGGTTAAAGCAATGACAGAAGTGCGAACACCTGAAGCGAATCAAATTCGATACGAGCATAAAAAAAGAACAGGGAAAGATTGGTCTCCCAGGCACATGAGACATTTGGTTGAAAGGCCAGACGAGAAAATGAATACTCTTACAGGCTCTTTAACCAAGCAGCATATCTTACAAATTACCAAGGAAGAAAATAAAGTCTCCTGGAGAAAGCTAACGCCTATTGAGTGTGAACGCCTACAAACAGTACCAGATAATTACACCAATCATGTCAGCAACACTCAGCGTTACAAAATGCTTGGCAATGGTTGGACGATTGAGGTCATAGCACACATCTTTAAGAACATGGATTTTAACAATGTCATAGCTGATGCTGTGATAAATCAAAGGGGAAACCCACAACAAGAAGGAGAGAACCATGCTTAATGCAATAATATTTGGCCTGTTACTTATAGCAATCAAACACACATTTGATGCTTATATAAGGCACAGAAGAAGGCTTAGGATCTGGAGACATATACCAGCTTCTATGCGTTTAAACTACGATCAACGCAATGTTAAGTAGTATTGATTGGACGTTGGTTCAGCTGCAACTGGCAGCTGGACTGGCCCCAGTTTTCGTTATTTTGTACTTTCTGTACAAATAAGAGTAGGATTGTTATTTACAAATATATATAAATATAATCCTTGGGTTGTTATTTATAGGGAGCTTTTTATTGAGTGATTTTTTAAGAGATACTTCTGATCGCATAAAACTTAGAGGAAGGGTGGTTATTTACTTGCCAAATAAAAAAGTAAAAACTAGGCAGCTGGCCGCAGATCTATTAAATTTACATAAACACAACCAAGCCAAATGCCTGGATATGTTTATTGATAAACCCACAAAGAAACCAAAACATAAACCAGAGCTGCGAAGGGCAGTGGCCTTATGCAATAGCCGCAATGCAGATCTGATAATTCCAGATCTAGGAACTTTATCGCAAAGCATACATTTCTTGGCTGAGGTATCTGGCCTTAAAAATAAATTGTTTAGTATCACCAGGCCAGGCAAAAGTGATGAGGTGTTACTAATGCACTTAGACATTGCAACACTGGCCAGCATATCAGCTGGCATTAGAGATGATGTCAGAACCAAGACAAAAGCTAGGCTCCAGGAGCTAAAAGATCAAGGCGTGCAACTTGGTTCACCAGATCCAATGGCAGCACTGGCCGTTGCTCATGCAGCTAACAGAGAAATAGCAGACGATTATGCCAAGCATTTGATTCCCATTATTCGTGAGATCCAGGGCCTGGGATACAAAACATTAACGGCCATTGCCAAGATGTTAAACGCCAGGGGCGTAGAAACAGCGAAGGGCGGCCAGTTTCATGCAACCACAGTTAAAAACATTTTAGACAGATCAAAATTTTTATAGGAGTAGATTATGGATACAGCTATGTTAAAAATATTTGCCAAATACCAACAAACTGTTTTGTTTGAAGAATTAGAGTACGAAAAATTTAGTGAAGCAGTTATTATAGATCCAGTGGAACGTTTGGTTGCTTATTACATATTTAATCAAGGCATGGAAAATAACCATCCTTCGCAAACAGATATTTTGTATGAGCTGCGATTAACACATTCAACTTTGCGAAAAGTATTAAAAAAACTTATTGCAATTGGCTATGTTGTAGAATGCCAAAAAGAGGATGCAAGGTATAAACATTACAAGCCAACACTAATGGTTACAGAGGGCATTAAGATCCACACAGCCAGACATTTTAAAACCTTGTTAAGCATCTCTGCCAAGCTTGGAGACAATCAAGACATCTTAAATTTTATTAATGATGCGGTTAATAAATTGCTTGGCTCTTACGCCAATCATAAGCCTTATGGCGATATGGAAATAGAATATGTTAAATCAACACTAGAGAGCATAGAAGTAAAAACAAAATAATAGCGTTGCAAATTAGTGCTGTTTCGCAACACTAATAGTGCAATTAATATACATAATATTGTTGACAGTAAAATATAAATATATAAATATAAAAAACTAATGAGCAGAAAACAGCAAGAACAATACAAATCACACACTGGCCTAAGGCAGTGGGAAGGAACCAGAAGGGTGCCAGTTTCCAGAAAATTAATTTTTTTAAGAGACACCAGGCAACACATTATTGACAGTGCGGATCAAATGATAGAAATGGGCCAAGAAATCAAAAAAGCGGCCAGACAAAAAAATCCACTGTATATGTTGCAGCTGCAAGCAGATTATTTTGTGAGCCAATGCAACAAAGCAATCAAAAGCAACGCCAACGATGATGGCGATGATTATCATTACAAAGGGGTTAAATAAGACTGGGTACCCTTTTGATATTTACAAGGAGTTTATAAGCATGGACAATTTTAACCAACCAGAACTAAACCTATCAACAGCAGGCGATAGCAGCTTAAATAATTTATGTAAGGTAATAAAGACTTCGCATAATATATACTTTGACAAACAGAACAGATTTTTAGACTTTCCCAACAAATCCAATAAATCCAAAAGGACTAGATCCAAAAGTATAGCACTAAATGTAGTGGGCAAGCCTGGAAAGGTGCTATTTAAAAGCAATCTCATTTCAGCTGTAACAAAAGATTATGGCTATACCCTTTTGCAACTTATAAACAAAAAAGAACCAATTTATCTGCGAGATAGCGTGGAAGAAGTAAATAATTTAATAGGGAGATAACAATGGGAACAGTAGGAAAAATTACAGACGATGGCTACGCATCATGCAGCTTACTTCCAAGGATCTTTAATAAAGATGTTACTACTCTGGACAATTGCATTAGGGCCAGGAAGGGTGAGAATGTTAGAACGCCAGGTAACAGAATTACAGAAATGGGAAATGTGTTAGAGGAACCTTGCATATTAAGGGCAGCTGAATTGCTAAGGCTGCAAGGATTAGAAGCAAATGTGCAGCAAAGATTTAATCATTCAACATTGCCTTTACAAGCCTCACTTGATGCAAGGGCCGTAGCAGATAACTTGGTGATACAAGATGATCCAGAGTGGGGTATTTACACTCCTGGAGCTTCCAAGGTTCTGATTGACGGCCCAGGAGTTATTGAAAACAAAGTTACCAGGGATTATCCTGCAAAGGAGCTAGAGGATTGGCGTGGTTATATACAAATGCAAGGCCAG